CTACAACGCTTTGTCCCAGGATAACCCGACACAGGCCGGGTATCTTGTAGCACCTGAGAAGTTTGTGTCCGAACTGATTGCCGAACTGAACAACACTATGTTTATGAGACAAAAAGCGAAAGTTCTCCCGCCGCTTCAAGGCGCATTGTCGCTGGGGTATCCTACGCGTACTGCCCGGATGGCGTCCGCTGTATGGGGAACTGAAATCGCGGCTCCCACAGCCGACACTACGCTCGCATTCGGCAAAAAGGAATTCAAGCCGAACCCTGCAACCGCGGAAATCTTGCTTTCAAAAACCCTGATCCGGAATGCTCCGGGCGTGGATCAGATTATCCGTGACGAACTGGTTTATGTGTTTGCAGAACTGGAAGAGAATGGATATATGACTGGTGACGGTGTAGGCAAACCGCTTGGACTGTTCACCGCATCTGTTGATGGTATCCCCGTTGCCCGCGACATATCGACCGGGAACACTGCAACCGAGATGAAATTTGACGGACTGATCGAAGCGAAATATTCCATCAAAGACCAGTATCAGGCAAATGCTGAATGGATCTTCTCTCGCGAAGGAGTGAAGCAAATCGCAAAACTGAAAGATTCCGAAGGGCAGTACATCTGGTCACCATCGCTTGTGCTTGGTGCACCTGACATGATCCTCGGAAAGAAAGTCAACATGACGGAATATGCCCCGCACGTTTTCCAGACCGGATTGTATGTTGGAATCTATGGCAACCTGAAAAACTACTGGATCGTCGACAGTCTCGCTCTTGAAATCCAGGCATTGTTCGAATTGTACGCGAGAACAAACCAGGTTGATTACATTGCAAGGTTTGAAACCGATGGCCAGCCTGTAATGGCGGAGAGCTTCGCCCGTATTAAACTCGGCTGATCAAACGTGACCGGCTGAAACATGCCGGTCAAAAATAATTAAGGAGGATAAATTTCATGAACCATTCTTTGAATAAAGAAACCCTTGTAACGCAAGTAAATCCGTATGCAGCCGCAACAACCGGAGCGGTGACAAACGGAACAATCATCGATCTCGGATCGCCGACAGAAGGCATTTTCGACAGTGTTCGGTTCATTTTAAGCCCGGCAATCGTGCTGGCAACCGGCACAATCGTAATGAAAGCATTTGTCGGAGATGATTCCGCGCTCGGCGACGGAGCTTATGCCGCATCTCAGGTTAGCGTGCTGGCACCTACTCCGACAACCAAATCATCCATTCCGGTATGTCTGGATGTCATTCGTCCCGGCAAGCGGTATGTGAGACTGGACTATACCCTCGCAGCCGCAAGCACAGCGATCAACTGTGTGTTGGCGGAGCGGTACAATGCAAGAACCATTCCGACTTTAGAAAATTCGGACAGCAAAATTTCAGTAAACTAATTCAAATGGGCGGTTGAAACACACCGCCTAAATAAAACAAGGAGGTAATTTAAATGGCTATACCTGATGGATATAACACCCAGCCTATTGTAGGCATTATTGGAGAAGATAGCGCAGATAACGATTTCGACTCATCGTTAGTCGTTGCGAACAAAAACGGATCCGTTCTTGAACGACTTGAGGAACTACAGGAAAAAGCGATGCGGCATGTCGCATTGGCACAAGCAGCCGCGGCCTTGACCGGAACAGCGACAAAATTCACAGTAACCGGTATTGTAGCAATCAAACACCTCGGTATGTTGGTGACTACCGCGATTCCGGCCGGAGCGAACACCCTGAAATTTTCATTTACCCCAACCGGTGGAGGCGCAACGGATTTGTCCGGTGCCACTGATACCGCAAGTGCGGGCGCACAGCAGTTGTTTATGGTTGATGGTGTCGCGGCAACCGGACTTGTAAAAACAACAGCAATTGGCATTGCTGTTGCGGCAAACGAACACATGCCGATCATCCTGGGTCCCGGCGTCATCCAGACAATCTACAGCGCAGGTGCTCCGGCAACTGGCGCAGCAACATTGTTTGTCGAGTATGAGCCGCTGGTACCCGGTGCACTGATCGCATAAGCTAAACAGGGCGGCGTAAAACCCGCCCTTCCTTTTAAGGAGGGATGAAATGGTAGTTAAATTATTAGTTCCTATCTGCGGGCCTTGCGGGAGTTTTCAGATAGGCGCGCAGCCTGATCTTCCGGAAGTGCTTGCAAAAGCGTTAGTGAAAGACGGGCATGCGGTATCATTGGAAGTCGTGCTGGAAGTCAAAATTCCAGAGGTTAAAATCGTAGAGGTCAAACTTCCAGAATTCAAAGACGAAATAAAATCAATCAAACCAAAATCTACGGTCAATCGCAAAAAGTAAGGAGGACACGAGATGCACTATGATATGACACTGAAAACACCAGCGGCAACAGAGCCATTGACATTGGCGCAGGTAAAAGAATTTTTGAAATTATCCGACTATGCCGACACAAGCGCGGGACTTACCATTGAAGAAAGCATCCTGATTGCATCTCGCACGCCCGGAACAGTCAATGGATCCTCAGTGTTGGTAACAGGCTTCGCCGCGACGATCGAACTGAATGCCGGAGCTTGCTACAGGAAAACTGAACGTAAAAGTGCAGGAATCGCCGGACAATGCAACATGGGTTGACTGGTACAGTTTTCCCGAAATCACTCCAACGAACGACGATCAGACATTCAAGGTGCAGTACACCGGCGATAACGTTTACATTCGGGTTGTCGGAGTGTTGACGCTGGCGAATGCGGACTATGCGGTCAATGTGATTTTGAATCAGGGATACACTGCGGAAGATTATAGGCTGTCCTCAATCCTTACAGCGGCGAGGATTTATTGCGAGGAATTCCAGCACAAGGCATACATAACGCAGACTTTTGAGATGTCGATGGAGAATTTCCCATGGAATGGTATCGAATTGCCAAAAGGCAACCTTCAGACGGTTGATTCTATCACGTATGAAAACAGCATAGGAGTTATCGCGACTCTTGCACCTGCGGATTACAGGGTAAGCACACGCGGCATCGCGGGGCGTATCACGCCTGTTTATGGCAAAACGTTTCCGGCCTTTATACCGTGCCCAATGGACGCGGTTGTAATTACGTTCACCTGCGGGTATGGCACGGCCGCGGATGTTCCTCAATCAACAATACAGGCCATGGTACTGCACATGCAGATTTTGAACGGCGATTTCACTCCCGACAAAGTCCAAAGCGCAAAAGATGCACGGGATGCATTGCTTCGGGCAAACATGGGGGTGATTAACCTATGAACGCCGGCGAAAAAACACATCGTTTGTTATTGCAGATCAAATCGATCACGCAGGACTCGGAAGGCAATGCAGTCGAGACATGGAATCCCTGGCGAACTGTGTGGTGCCAGCCATTGCCAAAAGACGGACGCGAATATTATCGTTTGTCAGTCAATAACAGCGAAATTACCGAAGTGTTCAAGATGGATTATATCGGCGGGGTGAACGCGCATCAAAGGGTAAAATTCAAGGGCAGATATTTTGAGATTATTGGTGATCCGATAAACGAAGGCGAGAGAAACGACACGCTTTTGATTACCTGCAAGGGGGCGGTGTGATGGGATTTGAACTTACCGGGATGCAGGAAATGCTAAGCAAGATTCAAGCGATGGGGAAAAATGTCGCGGAAGTGCAGGAAAAAGCATTGCACGCAGGGTGTGAAATAATACAAAAAGAAATCAGAAACCGTGCTCCAGTTGGAAAAGGGGATGCAGATAAACGGGGATATGGACACTTAAGAGACCATATTGTAATTGACAAAATGATGATTGATAGCACAGGAGAGCGGTATATGTATGTCGGCCCATCCAAAGGCAAGGGATTCAAAGGGAATCTTATTGAATTTGGCACAGCGCAAAGAACTACAAAAGATAGAACGGAAGCAAAAGGTAAGCATAGAATGAGCGGAAGAGCCGCACACAATACTGGAGCTATCGCTGCGCATCCATTTGTAGAGCCAGCATTTTTAAGTAAAAAAGGCGAGGCACTTGAAGCGATAGCGGAAATTATGAGGGAGGCGATCAACGATGTATAATGGGAAACCGATTATATTTACAGCATTAAGCACGGATGCTTCATTGATTGCCTTGATTCCAAAAATCCGTATGTTCGATGGTGTTGCAACATTCGCAAGCGCGCCGATTTATCCATACTTGACATTTTTTGAACTGATTAATATGCCTTCATTATTTGGCGATGATGAAGAGCTGGAGTCAGAAATAGCCATACGGCTGGATATATGGGGTACCGCCAGTTTATCTGTCATCGCTGGGCATGTTGATAGAATACTAAAAACTATTAACTTTGGTCGTAATTATTCAATCGACAACGACGAAGTGCTTGATACTGGAATTTCAATTCGTCATAAATCAATGAGTTTTTCTGGAATTTTTACATTTACAGCATAAAAAGGCAGCAAGGAACATCCAACAATCAAGCATCTCAAACGAGGTGCTTTTTTAATTAAAAAAACAGGAGGTAATTATCAAATGGCAAATTCAAGAATTGGAGCAGAGCAGTTGACCTTTGCAAAACTATTGACCGATGTCGCAGGGGGAGCGACAACCTATGACACGCCGCTCGCTATTACGAAAAAGCTCATCAAGGTCGGCGTAAAAAACGCCAGCACCATGGAGCCACAAGCCGCTGACGATATGACAGTCGACGTCTACGCCGATGACGGTGATATCACACTTGACATCAACATAACCGATCTAACAGAGGATGAACGTGCGTTTATTAACGGTCAGACTATGGCAGCGGGTGTCCGTTCGCCGGGTCCTGATGACGTAAAACCTTATTTATGCGTCAGTTGGAAATCTAAAAAGCGCAACGGGTCGTACAAATATTACAAAATCCTCAAAGTTATGTTCAAGGAAAGCGATGAAGATTTTGATACAAAGAACGGTCCCGCAAAACCGCAGACCGACACCGTTAATGGACTTGGAATCCAGCGTCTGTCTGATAGTAGACGCAAGCGCATCGCCGATGCAGATTCCGTAACATGGGTCGCGGGCACAGGATCCGCGTGGTTTACGAGCGGCGACATCACGCCCGACACCACGCCTCCGACAATAGCCAGTACATTGCCGGACGCAGCTGCAACCAACGTTGTGATCGCAGGGTTCACCTTCGCATGGACGTTCAGCGAGGCTATCTTGGCGGCTTGTGTAACAGCTGGAAACTTCTTCATCTATGCCGATGTTGCCATGACATTAAAGGCGGGCGCATTGAGCCTGAACGCGGCGGGAACGGTGGTTACATTCACACCGACGACCGCAATGACAGCAGCAACAGTTTACAAAGCGGTTGCCACTGGAGACATCAAAGACCTGAGCGGGAACGCTCTGGCGGCTACAAACGTGCGTAAATTCACTCTAGCGGCTTAATCGAACAGGGGAGCGGGGAAACTCGCTCCCCATTTTTAGGAGGGAATCATGGAGATTAATGATATCAACGATATGG